ATCCCCCTTTTAGGTAATTTCTATACCAAAGCAGAAGTAGATGCTATGGTAGCAGAGGCTGTTGAAGAGGCACGTCGGATTGATGAAGCCTCAATGGCAAAGCATAACAGAGAAGCAACTATCATCAGCATGATACTTGGATTCACTGCACTTGCTTTGTTCCTTGATGGATTATTGCGTATACTTGGTATCATCCCACCATTTATGCATCTTGATGTGAATGTTATTGATGAGATTAAAAATCAGGTTGAGACTGATATACTAGATGATGTTATAGATAAAGTAAAGCAAGTGCCAATTAAAAAATTACTCAATCGATGAACCCAGTAACAGACGCAGTTTTTATACTTACGTGGATTCTTCTTTTAGTTTGGGCAGTTCGTTCTGTTATTTCTGGATGGAGATCTAGAGCAGTTCAAGATTTTAATGCTGGTCGTTTATCAGGTGAGTGGACTACTGAAGTAAAGAAACCAGTACATCCAGAGATGAGAGATGTAAAACCTGGAACTGAGTTATTAGGTGTAAATTTTGAAAAGAAAACAGAGTGTGATTTGGAAGAGTATAAAGCTTTACAACAAAGAATTCAAGAGTTAAAATCTGAATTGGAAGATCCTTGGATTGACGAGGATGATGATGATGGAGATGTCCCTTCACTTATAAAAAGATGAGAACACAAAACAAAGAAAATTACTACTATGTCTTTTGGACAGTAGCAATGATAGCATTTATAGTACCACAAGTATTCACTGCTTATGCATATATGAATATTAAAGCACTTCTTGAAAAACCTTTTGAGATTGAGATTGTGGAACCGTCAAAAATAAAATTAGGAATATAAAACAATGTCTTTTCTAATAGCAGTAATGTCGTTTGCAAACTTTGTATTTTGGCCATTGGTCATAGGTACAATTATTGCATTTGTTATAGAACAAATTCTAAGACAAGTAGGTAATGCCTATGATCCTGTAGCAGTTAAAAAGGTTGATATTGCCACGAGTGTAAGGAAATATTTCTGGCGACAGGCATGGTTATTTAACATAATCTGGTTTGTATGCTATGCTATATTATTATTTGTAATGAGACCAGGGCAACAACCAATGCCTGATATGATATGGCAGGGATAGGGGACACATACAACGAGTATCTTTTTAAACAACATTACTTAGCATGTCACATGGAAAATGATTTTGAACCTCTTGATTTTAAAAAAGAAGGAATCGTATTAGATTATAAAACTGCTGGTGTCGATATAGATGCTGGCAATAAGTTTGTGGAAGAACTAAAAAATAAAGTTCCTAAAGTTGGTGGGTTTGGTGGTATGTTTAATGTTCCTGTAGGATACGAGGAACCTGTCTTAGTATCTGGAACTGATGGTGTAGGAACTAAGATTGATATTGCACAAGCTGCTGGT